CTCCGAATGTTGCCATAACGCCCGTACAGATTCCCGTCCATCCTTCAAGGTCGGCTTGTCCATCGGATAACTGTGCAAGATGGTTTACCGCTTCAACCGCTCTGTCACTTTCGCCAAGGATTTTATAGAAATCATCATAGGTTTTTTGGGCTGTTTCGGCACTATACCCAGCAGTCGTGAAAGCCGTTTCCAGCTTTGCCATGTCTTCCCGGTATTCTATCGTTTCATTCGCAAGCCCAGCAAGAGAGGAAATTGCTTCGCCAACCGCAGAGACTAGAGCGCTTACACCGTCTGCGATAAAGTTACCGGCGGCGATATTCGCAACATCAAATCCCTCTCCGGCTTTCTTTGCGCTATCGCCCAGATCATCAAGCGAACCCCCGGCATCCTCTGCGCTGTCCGCTACATCATCAAGCTCTTTTTCAAAACCGCTGTCATCGGCTTCAATGTCAATTACAACTTTGCCGTCCGCCATATTTCATCACCCCTTAAAGGCGTTCTCAAGGCGGCGTTTGACATAATCCCTCATCTGTGCATCACGCTCGGCAAGGGTCATTTTTTCGCCGCTCTTTTTGATTTCGATTTTCTTGCGAATCTTAGCAATCCGCTGTTTTTCCTTTTTGGGGAGGTCTTTCAAATCACAAGTTCTGTAATATATGCGCTTCATAAATTCGCTCTCTTCTGGAAGTCCCATCAAGAGCTTGCGAAATGCCCACCAATGGAGATACACAGTTGAGAGGTCGATGTTATACGCCTGATAGAAAGAGGTATAAATCGCATCTGCATCAATATCAAACGCATACCCCTGTTTTGTGGCCCTGTGTTCGCCTGTGTCGGCTTTTTCATCCTCGGTGGTATCTGTTTCCGTTCCGCATTTATAAAACCACAGAGCGGCTTCTAGAGCGTCCTGTGCATTGTATGGATAACCCACGGTCTCAAACCACGGAGCAAGGAGCTTTCTTAAATCCTGTTCCCCGGCTTGTGCCATGAGTTCAAACCGAATACCCGCCCGGAAATCTGTCTCAATAGGGTAAAGCCGTCCCCTGATCTCCACTTCTTCCGGGAGCCGGTCTAGTAAGATGTTCACCGTCTGCCGCCTTTGCGTATAGGCTGGGCGTGTGTGCCGTATTCCTTGGTAAAGGCTTCCTTGTATTCAGTAGAAATGAAGGTGATCACATCTGCGACATCGGTCAATGCGGGTTCATGTTCACAGAGGGACATGATTTCTTCACCCGCTCCCTCTCCAAGAATCTCGTCAATGCCATCAAGGGAAAGGTTATACGCCTCATCCCACGCCGCCTTATCGTTTCCGGGGATAGCACGGACTTTCTTTTCTCTGTCTTCCGCAATGCCTATAATACGGTTAAGCTCGTTCTCGTTCAGAGGGAGATCGTATTTGTACTGTCCAAAATCCAGAGTGCAAACACGTTTCTTGAAACTAAAAGTTGCCATTATGTATCATCCTTTCTAAAAAAAGAGGGGGCAAGCCGCCCCCTCGTGTGATTACGCAGTATAAGAATACTCCGTAGGCTGTGCGCCGGATTTCTTCAGTTCAATGTCAATCTCGGAGCTGTTACCAGCTTCGCCGGAACCATCGGAATTGACAATGATAGCGATCTCGCCCTGTTCGCCCTTGCCGTTGAGAATGTTGAAATAAACATACTTACGGACAACGCCGGAACCCTTGCCGTACTTGATAGCATGGGACAGGGCAAAGTCCTGGAAAGCGTCTCCAAGATAGCGGTCACCGCTGACAGCAAAGGAGCGCTGGTTGCCGGTCTTCATGGTGGACTGACCGGCACGGATATAGGTTTTGTCCTGAGTGACGGGGTTGAGCTGGGCATCAAGGCCAGTCACACCCATCTGCACAACGGCGAAGTTTTTCGCCTCGGTAAAGTCGGCTGCAGCGGTATCACCACAGTCAACCGCCAGTACCCAATCATCGGCAGTAACCCAACCTTCAAAGGTGGTGGAGGGGGTTTTGCCGCTCATAAGTTCGGTAAGCGTCATTTATTAGACCTCCCTTGGTAATATTCAAGTCTCATTTGGATCTGATAACGTGCCGTCCCATCCTCTGCTACCACAAACGGGTAAGCCGTGGAAAGGACTTCAATTTTGAGAGCCTTGCACCCATCATTCAGAGTGGGCAGCTCTCTGGCCCGTGCTTTAGCCTCAACCCATGCCGTGAAATCCTCAAAAAACTGAAGGTTGGCAAGGTTCTGGGCTATGTTCTGTTCATAGAAGCACCGGGAGGAAAGAGCAAACTGGAATTGCTTCACGCATGACCCATCGTGATACCGCTTCACGACCTCTGCCGTGGGGATGGTATCAACGGAATAGGTTTCCGCTTCATTGTCCAGAAAATCAACATCAAGCCGCCCTTTGAGACCTTCATAGGTTTTTAGCCAGGTTTGCACCCGCTCCATAATAGTCATTTAGATAACCTCCCTATATACGCCTCACAGCTATCCTCAATGTCTTTCTTTCTGTCAATCACCATTCGCTTTGTCCACTCTTTGCCCCGCATAGGGCCACCGTGATAGCTTAGTGATCTACCCGTGTACTGTTTAGGGGCTCTCCCCGCCATTGCCTCACCGTACCATTGATAATGTGCATACGGCTGTGTATATGTCAGCGTGGAGCCATCGGATGCTACAACGGAGGTATTCTTCAAAATACCCTGTTGCATCGGAACATACGGGTCAGACAACCGCTTTACCTCAGAGGCAAGAAACACCCGCACCCGGTTGTCACTTCCAAGCCCACGGGATTTCAGAATCTTAGCGGTGTTAATGTCTACACGGATTTTCATTGACCATCACACCGCCAATGGGGGAGCCGCCCCCGGTTATTCGCACCAACGGCAGTTATACGGAATTTAACCCCGGATATGTCAGACGGCTTTTCAACCGCCGTTATAACACCCTTGACAAGGGAATCTCCCACGTCGGGAACAACGCCGGTTGGCATCTGATCATCCGGGATTCTTGCGGTATAACTATTAGACGGCTTGGCCCCGTCTCCGCTTGTGGTTATAGTAGTCCGCTGATACCAGCTAACCCCAGACATGGAATAGCATTTGTAACTGTCCGTTTCCCCTTTGATATGCTTAACAAGCGTTACAACCTCATTTCCAAGAAGAAGCATAGTCACACCCCCGCAAAGCAAAGGTTAGTCCCGGAAAGATACACCATAGCGGCATCATGAATACGCTGTGACTTGCTCCGGGTAACGGAATAAGACCGGGAGACACCATCGTTGCTTTCGCTCACAATGTCCCCATCTTCCAGCGTGTTCAGCTCGTCCACAATGGCGCAAAACGCTAGTTTGCACTCAATTACTTCGGCATCAGCACGACCAAAGGTCAGCCGGTTCAACTCATACTCAGCCCGGACAGAAAGCCGGTTGAAATCATCAAGGGGGAGTGTCCCGTTATACTCCCCCGCATAAAAGGCAAAGTCTGCCCGCATTACTCCCCACCACCTTTTTTGGTGGTTTTCTTAGAAGTCTTAGGCTTAGGGGTTTCGGCTTCCCGATACCCCTTTGCCTTATACTCCGGGAGCTGTTCAGCCTCAATATTGCGGGTTATAATTCCGTTAGTGATCAGCATTTAAGCCCCCTCCGTTTCATCAGGTAGTAGACAGGTGAGCAAAGATACCCTTGGCCTTGTTTTCAAACACAAAGGCATCGTGATACAGGCGATACTGGAACTTCCAAGCGTCCTTGGACTGGTTTTCGTCAGGCGTGAAGATCTTGGGAAGAGCCAGCTTCTTAGCCTGCAGCACAGCAGACTTGGAAACAATCATAAAGTTAATGTTCTTAGCCTCAGCGCCCTTTGCATAGCCCCAAGAGGAAGCACCGCTGTTCAGGGTAATGGCGCTAAAGAAACGGGCCTGAGGAACCTGAATAATAGTGCCAAAGCGACCAAGCACGGCACGGGATTTTGTGGTGTCAAGGTCTTCAACTGCCCCGTAATAGGTAGGGGTAATAAAGAGGACACGATCCTCCATGTTGACCTCTTCCTCGTCCATAGCATCAGTACCGTCACGCAGAGCGGAAACAACGGCAGCACCATCGGCAAGAGCGCCGGAGGCAGAGCCAATGCCAGCGGTAGACGCATACTTAGCAAAGCGGTAAGCGTCAAGCTCAGGGCCGACATTCACTCGGTTAAACTCCTGAACGGTCATGCCGAAAGCCTGAGCAAGAGTTTCCTCATCGTCCATACGATCAATCTCAAACTCGGCGCTTCGGTCTTCACCCAGAGCAAGGGATTCCCAAGTCAGGGTAGCATTGCCCTTGGCGTAGCCGTTAGCACGGGAATAGTCACCAAGGCCAGTAGTGGTAACCTTCATAACCTTAACGGTGTTAGTGCCGTCAAAACTAACCTGCGTGTTAGCATCCAGAACAGAGGTCAGAGACGCCTTTTTGTAAACTCCGTCAAGAACGGGAAGAAACTTCTGAGCAAGTTCGATAGTATTAGCCATTTTTAATTACTCCTTTTTTTCATCAAGTCCAGCACTTTTCATAAGTGCCGTAAAAAATGTGTCGGTTTTAGGGTCGCCCCCATGATGGCCCCCGGTAGAAACACGAGCGCCACTCTCTCCGGCTTCCTCAAAGAGATAGCCGTCTGTTTTGCGGAGGTTTTCAAGCTGTTCACTCAGCCCCACCAGCTTTTCCCCGTCCAGCTTCACAATGCTCATATCAAGAGCCGCCTTTGCCAGTTTGGGGTTTTTCGCCTTTGCCTCCGCTAGTGCCAAGCTCACAGCATTGTCAAGCCGTGCCGCCGCAATGTCGGTGTTATACTTGGTCTCCCAGTCTTTAGCGTCTTTCTTGAGCTTCTCAACATCGACACCATCAAACTTGGAGACCGTTTCTCTCAAGCCCGTAATGGTGTTGTTAGCCGTTTCCAGCTCTGCAACTTTGTCGTCAAACTTGCGCTTATCTACATAGCTACCCGCTGCAAGGTTCGCCAGTTTGACTTCCTTGTTGTCTTTGAGCTTTGCCTCCAACTGTTCCCATGTCAGGGCTTCAGCTCCAAACAATGCTTTGAGTTTTTCCATCAGTAATCCTTTCCCGGCCTGTAAATCGCTTTAATTTATAAAGGCGGGGCCGCTCCCCGCTGGGCCGTCCGTGTAGTTAAATGCCCTCACGGTGGCGAATATGTATAACAAAAAAGCACCATGCAAATGCACAATGCTTTTGTTATCGAATATTAGGCTGTTGCCGTGCCGGTTGCTACCTTTGTCCTGTCCCGCTGTTTCTTTAGCCCGGTTTGCTCTGTGAAGTCTGTATAAGACTTATTAGCCGCCCGGAGCTTTGAGCGGTATTCAGAGGCATCTTCCCCCACAGCTTCAAGAGATGCAATCGTGCGTTTCTGCTTTCTGATCTCACGCTCTATACTGCGTTGGACTTGGGAGGCCTGATACTCTGTCATTTTCACACCGTTGTATTCGATGTTCTTTTCTTCCAGAGCGTCAAGCTGTTTCTGTGTCCATGTCCTAGCAGTACCAGGGATATAAGGGTGGAAGTTATGGCGGCAGTTCCATCCACAAAGCCCCGGCCCTGTTCCGTAGCCCGTAGCCTTGCGGAGGTCTTTGTATTTAACCCCGTCAATTTCCACATCCCCATTACGGGAATAGACTTTGCCTTGCCATTTGGCGTGTTCCGGCCTTGCGCCTCCGTGTGCGGTTACTTCTACCAACTCAACCTCTAGTTGGTCAGCAAGTTTCTCTTGCACCTTAGAGGCCGTTTGATTGGCTCCTGTGACCACCGCTCGTCTGACGGCTACTTCCATACTATCCACACGCCCGGAGGGATATTTGACCGCCCCAAGGCCCTGAGAGGATAGGTCTGTAATAGCGTTCCGAATAGCTGTGTTGTAATCAAAGCCCCCGGAGTTAATTTGTAGCCATGCTCTATCCAATGCCGCCTCAAACTGTCCCGTGGCTGTGTTTGCCGTGGTTCTCGTGAGGTTTTGGAAAGCTCCCTCTGTCTGTATCAACCCGGCGTTTAATTGCTCATATAGGGCCTCTGTGTCAATCTGAGAGGGTTCGTAGACCTCTGCCGCCGTGTAATACTCTACATCGTCCGCAATGGCCTGTTCCCCGGCTTCGGTTAATAGAGCAACTATCTCATCCTGTGACTGGCCCGTGATCGCTGAGAGCTTTGCAACGATCTCACTCTGTACCATGCCAAGCTCTTGCAACTTCTGATTTTGCCATTGTGCTGCAGGAATGAAAAAGTCATAAGTGGATATCCGTCTAGCCATGTCCGTCAAGATATCCATTTCCACAAGGCCGTAAAGGTCAACAAGTGAATCCGGGAGGCTTTCCAGATATCTAGGGTCTAGACCCATGTTTACCACCTAACCTCTAGTTTCTTGTTGTTTCTGTCCCCGCCTATCATGATCTTCTGGGGGTTCGCTGTCTCATGGGGCAAGAGCATCTTTTGAGCGGCATAGCCCCCATAATGCAACCAGCTCTCCGCAGTAACAACGGTATAAGGGCGCACGGAGATTTTTTCATTCCGTACATCCACCACAATCTTGCTGGGCCGTGTAACAGATCCCTTGTGCGTATGCCCGGACACCATACAATCAACACCGTCTATGATGTTTCCGAACCGCTCATTCCTGTTTACTGAAGCGCCCGTAAATATGCCGCCGCCA